CGATCCGCGTCAGCGTCGTGACGTCGGGATGAAAGTCGCCGCGCACGATATGACTCGCCGACGAGATCACCGAGCCCCCGGCCACCCGTTCCAGATCGCGCGCCGTCGCCGGCTTGATGCTGACGCGCCACGCCGCCGGCACGAGATCGACCCAGCTCTGCGTGTAGCCGCCGTCGCCATCCGGCACGGCGGGGCCGGGATTCTGAAACGTCACGGTGTGTCGATAGTCGCCTCTAGGCATGGTTAACGGAAGGCGCGATTATCAGATCCCCGATCATTCGTTCGACATTCCACACACCTTCGCCCATCGATCCGATCGGCGACTTTCGCCCCAAGATGTAGCGGTTTACAGATCGTCACGGTTGAATCGCTAGCAGAAGGCCCGTTATCAGACCTGTTCCCGATTGGACTGCGCCCAGACTTCATACCCGTTCAGCATGTTGATCAACGTGGACGCGTCCTCCACAGTGATCGGACTGTTCGCGCTTTGCGCCATCCACGTAATGAGATGACCTAGGGCTTTCTGTAAATCCTTGACTTGCAGTTGCAGCCCCGCGATCTCTTGTTCCGGTGTCAGATTTTCACGTTTTGGCATAGTTACTAGAAGGCCCCGTTATTAGACCTTGGGCGTCCATTTCCACTCACGCGGAGCCATCGATGGCGGTTCGCACGACGTATTGCAGTCGCACATCTCCATACCATCCCCGTGGATGCAATAGCCCGCGCCGTGACATAGGTCATCGCAACACGTCAGGATCCAGCCATCGCCGTCGCATTGATCGCAGTAGCCCTCGTCCTCATCCGGATAATAGTCGTCCGGTTCCTCATCGAATTTCGTGCTCATAACTGCACAGTGTAGCCGTGTCAACAGAAGGCACGATTATCAGACGCCTACGTTCACCAATCCCACTTTCGCCCCAAGATGTTGTGTATGCACGGTTTTGCGCATTACGGCTGAATCGCGATCTGAATCGGGCCGCCCGTGTTGAATTGCACCATCAGCCGCGATTTGCCCGCGCCGTTATCTTCGAGCCACATGTTGGCAGTGTTCGCCACCGGGGCGCCGGGCGTGGCGCTCTCCGTCCAAGTTTGCAGCGTGGCCGACAAGAGCGGCGCGACGATCCCACTCGTCGCGGTGATATTGCCCGCACTTCGCAAAATCAGCCCGCTGTCGGTCACGCCATCGCCCACATACACGTAATTGCTGTATTCCAGCACGAGGCTCAGATCGGCGGTATTCGCACTATTCCGGGCTTTAATGGCGTCCACGCTTGCGAGGCGGACGGCGCCGCTCTGGGCGGGGTTCACCCCGACGCGGACATCCGTCGCCGCCAGCGATCCCGCCAGCGCATCCGCGCCGCCGACATAATGGGTTGTGTTATGCGGCCCCGCCGCCGGCCCCGGCGCCCCTTGCGGCCCCGGTGGCCCGGCCGGGCCGGGCGCGCCGTCCGCCCCGTCGACCCCATCGGCGCCGTCTTGCCCAGGCGTGCCGGGCGGCCCCATGACGCCCAGCGCCGCGACATCCACCACGGTCGGTGACGGCACGATCACATCAATCACGGCAATCTGTTCAGCCACGGTAAGCACCAGCCATGAGCTGCGAGTTCGTCACGTCGCCCTTCACACTCACCGATCCGCTGACGATGGTCTGCACATCGCCCGACGGATAGGTGAGCTGCAAATCCCAGATCGCCGCCGCCGGCACTTGCGCCGACGCCGCCGCCGAGAGCGACAGATCGATCGTGTTGGGAAGGGTCACGGCGATCGTCAGCGGATAGATCGGCGTCGTGCCGGTGCCGCAGCGAATTTCGGCCCCGACGACGACGCCCGTGAGATCAACCGCCACCGTGCGATCGGGATCCGCCCAGAGCATGAATCGCCAGCGATACGTATCACCGCGGTAGAGGCTCAAGGAATATCTCAGCATCACGCTACCGTCGGATCGCGATACGCCGCGAGCAAGTCGTAGATTTTCGGCCACGGGTCCGGCTTGTCGCCGTCGCCGCGATCTTCGTAGTAGTAGGCCGTCAGCATGTGGATCGCGTGCGTGACGGCCGCCGGCGCCGTGCCCGCGGACCAGGACGGATCGGCCGACGGCCCGAGATACGCCAACACCGCTTCCTGCGCCGTTGCCAGCTTCTGTGAAATGTCGGCATCGTTCGCCGTGCTCGTGATCCGCAGATGGATCTTCGCCTGGTCGACCGTCCACAAGGCCGGCAGCGTCACGCGCGAAAAGTCGAGCGTCACGGCCCTACCTCCTCCTCGACGGGCGAAGCGTCGGGGGTGTCGGCGGGCGCTTGCCGCTCCGCGAGATCCGCCACCGGCCAATTTTGCTGCTGAAGAAATGGCAACTCTCCACCGGGCACGGGCGCCAGTTTGTAGAACGTGTTGCGCACTTCGTTCGGTGACATGCCCGCCACAATCGCATTCCGCGCCGCCGTCGTGCGGCTCATCGTGTCCATCCAGGTCAGCAGCGTGTCATCGAATTCGATCGTGAGATAGGACGGTAAGTCGAGCCCCTCACCGAGGCACGTCGCGATCGACACGAGGTGCGGCTCCAGGCATTGCGACTTGTATTGAAGCTGCGAGGCTTCCGCGTTCGCATACGGGGGTTGCTTGCTGCTGTTGAGAATCGAGATCGGCATCCCCAACACTTCGCAGATTTTTTCTTCGGTCCAGCCGAGCTGCTCAATCACCGCGGCATCGACGGCCGAGGTCGAGACCGATTCGTATTTCATCCCGAGTTCGGCGATGAGAATCTCGCCGCTCTTGAAGTTCGCCGCATCGGTCTTGAGACGCGCGGCCGAGAGCGGGTCGAGTTTCGTCGGCGCAATCAAGACACCTGACGGCCGCGCGCCCTTTGCGAAGAACGTCGTGCTGTTGTCCTGAATCGCTTTCGCTTGCGCCACGGCGCCGCCGATCGCCGTGAGTGGCGAGATGCCGCACAGGGGGTGATAGAGGCAGTTCCAGCGATCGTGCATCAGCTCGCGCGCCGGAATGACGATCGGCTGGGTCTGTTCCGGCATCCCGGCGAGTTCGTTCGATTGGAGTTCGTAGTAAACACTGCCGTCGGGCGCGGTCAGCACCTTGACGCGCGCCGGGTCGAGCAGATGCAGTTGATTCACGACGCCGCGATCGTCGCGATACTTCAGGATGTAGGCGTTACCCCACAGCACCTTGTTGATCACCCACTGCTCGATAAATTGCTGCGCCGTCTGGTAATGGTTCGGGCGGCGCAAGACGGGCGAATACGCGGGGTTGCTGGTCTCGGTCCAGAAGTTATTCGCGTCGCGCTCGAGCAGCAGCGGCGGCGCGATCTTGCTGATGTCCTGGCTGATGCGCGAGACGGCGCCGAACACGCTGGGATTACTCAGCGCGGAATCGGTCGTGAGCGGATCGTTATGCTGCCAGGCGCCCGTGTAGGGCTCCCGCACCACGGGATACCACGATCCGCTCCCGCCGCCGACCAGCGTCAGCATGGACGCCAGTCGCGATCGCACCGTGCTGAGCACGCTCACGGCTTACTTCTTTGACTTCGCGGTAGCGGTCCCGTTCTCGGTCCCGTTCCCGTTGTCGTCGCCCATCGCCATCGCCGGCGCCGGATAGGCCGCCGCCGTGAGGTATTTCACCGCGTTCGCGTTCGACTTCTTCCAGGTGATGAAGCGTTCCGCACGCAGCGCGACGGTGTTCATTTGGAACATCGAGATGTAGACCGTTGTGTCGGCGACTGGTGAGGTCGGCGCGCTGTCCATCTGCAGCGAGGCTTCCGTGCTCGCGTCGATCGTCACGCCGCCATCGTCGGCCATCAGAATCAGTTCCGGCTGTAACGCAACGACGATGCTGCCGACGGTCTGACTCGTGATGAACGTGAGCCCCTTGTAACTGCCGCCGCCGGCCGTGATACCGGGGAACACCTGCGAACCGTCGGTGTTGGTCTTGAACGACAGCGCGAGCGCGTTCGTCGGCGACATCAGGAAGTGCACGCCGGCCACGCTGATGTTGTTGTTCACGAAATGGGCGATGAGCCCGAGGATGTCGGTGAGTGGATTCGTGGTCGCTGCCGCCGTGGGCGCGCCATTCGTGATCGAGGCCGGCGAGATCCCCGCCACCGCCGCGACCGCCGGATTCACAAATTGGCCGTCCAGGAACGCGGCGATGTCTTTCACCATCGAGCGGCGCACGACATCCTCTGCCTGCGGCGAGCTGAGCTTAATCAGTTCCTGCGTCAGCACGGTGATGCCGGCGACCTTCGCCCAGTCCAGCGAGATGCTGCTGAAGGCCATCGAGGTGACGGGCTTCG